CACTTAATAGCAAATCTTGAATCAAATCAGAATAGTTTTCAGGTACAAATCCTGAACTTAATTTAACCGATTGTTTTCCGTTAATGTTAAATGATTTGCTTTGACCTTTAGAAGTATTGTAATCAATCGAATCCTGTAATAAGTTAAAGTTTGAACCTGTTACATTAATGTTATTAGTTTGTGCCTTAAAGAACGTTAAAAATTGCCATCCACCGAAGCGATTAATAAATGAACAAATAACTGGTGAATATTTAGGTTCACATATTGGCATCACATTATAAACGTAATCATTATCGTTGTAAGATATAGTTAACGTGTTACCTTTATTATATTTTACACTTGTAGTTGTCAATGGTATTTTAAGCATTCCTTTTGTTTCTGTGTAACCAAATACCAATTCATTTCTGCCTCTTAAATCTTTATAGGTTGCAGTTATAACATCACCACTTTCAGGGCTTATTAAAACGTTAACATAAGGAATAGATTTGGTAATATCATATCTTATTTCTTTTGAGTTATCAGACAATAACATAAAAGTATCTGATGCGTTTGTTTTATTATACCCATCTAAAAATTGAATATAGCCATTAGTGCCTAAATAAGTTGTAGTGTCTAATAAGGAATATGTACCTACTGAAGTTTCTTTAAATCGTTTAACTTGAACGTTAACCCACATAGTAGTAGAATCAGTTTCACCTGAAGCATAGTTAGGTGCTACATTGTCAATATATTCTTTTACAAAAGGGCTTATGTTATAGACATTTTCTATTTGAGTTGAACTTGCAATAGATTTACTAAATGTATAAGTTGCTGGTGTAGGTGCTGAACCTGTACCATTCCACAATCTTAATTCTATTTTAGAACCTACTTGTGCTGATTCGTTTACTGTTATGAAGTAAGGACTTCTTGAATATATTATCATTTTATATCTGTTAAATTATAATCGAATATTGTATCTATATCTTGACTAAATGCCTTCATTAAGTCTGTATCTATGTATTTCTTATATCCTGCTTCAAAAGGTTTTGTAAAAAATAAACTTGGCTTAATTCCTTTCTGAAAAATACTTCGAGAAATAAGATACCCTGTTTGCTGATAACTCATAAATTTCCCATTCTCTTTGTTTCGGAACTGAAAACGTTTCGCTTGTACCCATTTTAATATGCTTTTAGTTAAACCACCTTTTTTACCTGTACCTGTACCAAATCTAAACGGACTATTTGGAGCTTTTGCAGAACTTGATGCTCCACGAACTCCTTTGTCTTGAAACATTCCGTAATCTGCCATTTTAAAGCCTACTATTGAATAGTTTTCTTCTGTGACTATTTCGCCCTTTATACTATTATATAGTTCTTTAGAAACGTTCTTATTGCTTTTAGATAAATTACTTCTTGATTGTTGAATCACATAATCTCTAAAGCGTGTTAAAACAATATTTACTTGTTTTAGTTCCATTTAGCAAATAGTCATATCGTTAAAAGTCATCACGTCAAATGTAATAGTAACACCTGCAATCTTATTTTCAAATCTATCTACAAAGTATTCTATAGAAGCTGAATTGTTTGTTAATTGAAAACCATCATCATATAAGTCACCCCTGTTTAACATTTCAAGCAATCTTCTTGCAACCATTTCTTGTGTATGTAATACGTCTTGCTCGTTGTCATTACCTCTGAATAAATCAGTAGTAGCTTCTTTTGATTCATCTACTATATCCATACACAAAACAGAAACGTTATAATTGAAAGTTTTTCCATTATAGTTTGCTGAATTAATCATTATATGTGATAAAGGGAATATAGTTTGCTTGTTCAAGTCAATCTTAAATATATCACCAATGGTAACAGTATTTACAAAAGCATCATCATCCAGTTGGTTTTTAATTGCTTGGCTTATTTCGTAGAATCCTTTCATTATTTATTCTTATTTATTAATTTCATTTCTATTTCTGTCTTTTCTTTTTCAAATGTTAGCCAAGTTAAACTTTGGGTGATTGGTAACTTGGAAACTTCATCAAATCTTCTAACGTTTCCTTGAGCAAGAGCATAGATACTTGAATACCATCCCCAACGTTTTCCAAATTGTGCTTGGTCAGAATATTCTGCACCTCCTGATTCCCCTCCAAATAGTTTATCGTACTTTTCAATAAGTCGTTCCCTAAAGTGTAAAAAAAAACCATAGCCCCTAACACTACATCTAATGGTGCGTGACGCATTACATCAGCATACGTTATAGAACCTTTGTATTCTTCTATTTGATATTTGTTGCCTAACTTATTTGTAATCGGTCTATATAATACAGCCATTGCATTGTGCATTGTGTCCCAGTCTGTAATGTAATTATCTAAATCCATATACTCACCTGTAGACATTTCATCAAGGTTAGGAATAAACCCAAACTCTACTCCACCCATTTTAAAGCGTTGTATAAATGCATTCTCTTTTGTGAATAGACTATTAATGTTTGCAGTAATTTCTGCTACATCTTTGTATCTAATCTGTGCCACATCTTTTAAATCTATACCACAGAACAATTGCACCATTTTCTGCTGCAAGAATTCTCCTTCTTCATTGTCTTTTGCTATAGATAAAAACTTTTGGTATTGAGCCAGCTTTATATCGTTTAGCGTTGTTGGTATTGTTAATTCTATTTTCATTATGTTTTGTTTTACTTATAAATAAACATTTCACATTATTGTATTAAAGGCATAAAAAAAGGCAGCCATTTCTGACCGCCTCTTTAACCAACCTATTTAAAACTTAATCTTCATCTGCTCGTTCACATTGTTTGTCACAATATATTTTTTCACAAGGTTCACCGCAATACCTGCATTCATTTTCAGGGTATTCGTTTTGGTAGTCGTAGTATTCCATATCTATTAGTTTAAAATTTCAACTTCAGCAATATTATTCAAACCTATAGTAGACCAACAAACGCCATTGAAATCTTTTATTATAGCGTGTCCTTCTCCTAAATGTTTTTCAACATAACCTGAAGCTTTCATTACATAATATCCATCTTTGTCATAAGATTGTACTTTTGTACCTAATTTAAAATTTTCAAAATTTGCTTTCATAATTTCTGATTGTTTGTTTGTTTGTTGGTACAAATATACATCAGTTATTAACAATACAAAACTTTTTAGAAATTTTAACAAAACTTTAACATTTAAGGCAATACCCTTAAAACAAAAATATATTTTAATGCTATACCCTTAAATATTGTTCAGCTACTTTATACATAGCCTGCATCTTCTTTATTTCACCAATATTTCGTGGTAAGTTAATTGATACTTCAATCCCTTTAACGTGGTGAATGTAGCATTGTATTGTGGCTATTATCTGTGCGTATGTCATTTGTCTGTCTAATAAACGTAATAAGTACCTTTGTTTGGATTTTCTAATTGATATGATACTATATACCTTAAAGCATCTATCAAGTGATTATGGTTGTCTATTGGTGTGTTACTTTTCTTTTCTAACCAGCAATAGTTGTTTAGTTCCCTGATTAAATTAATTGATTCAGGTGTAATTATCAAATCGTAATCTTGTAGTAAAGCTATTCCAAATGTAACAGAACCTTGACCTTTAATTGCAGGTACTATATTCAATCCTGCAGTTTGTAATTCAGATATCAATCTTGGTTCAGCAGAATCAGCTACAATCAAACTATCTAAACAGTGCTGTTTATTTAACTGGTAAATTTGTGATGTAGTTAATGCAGGTAGGTAATACCTTTCATTAATATATATCTTTTTATTAGCGGTGTCTATATTGCATTCTACTAATGTAGTTGGGTCATTACTAAATCCAAAATCCTGACCAAAAGCAGAAGCACCTACTTGTTTGTATTCTCCTATTGTCCAATTGTTAAATATTACACCTTCAGCTTTGTCTAACCATCCACCTAATATTTGATGCTTGTACTTTTCAGGTCTTCTTTGCTTGATGTTTTCTATTTGGCTTATAAAAGATTCTGATAGGTTTTCTATATTATCTAAATACGTTGTGTGTATGTAAGTAGTATCACCTTTGATTAAATTAGCACCTGCTTGTATTCCTTTATCTTCAAAGAATTTCTTATATATAAAGTGTTCTTTTGTTGCTGGATTCAATACAAGTAGCACTCTATTCTGTACACCTTTGGTTCTAATACTGAAGTCAATCTTTTCAAATACTTCTTCATCTGTTAGTTCTTCAGCTTCATCCAATACCCAAGTAGTTACACCAGCCAAAGATTTCAAACTTGCAGTCTGTGTACCACTACTCGTTTTAATCCCTTTAAAGAGTATTTTAGACCCTGTTTTTAGATTTACTATTTCATCTTTGGTAATATAAAAATCGTTGCTTAAATCAGCTGATTCTATCTTATCTATAAATTCAGGAATGATAGATACGTTTGCAGATGTCAAAGTGTAACGTGTAAATAGTATAACGTGTCCCACTTCATAAGTTAACAATAGCAGAAACGAGTTCAAAGAATATGATTTCCCTGAACCCCTTCCGCCTGTTATTACAAAGTATCGGCTCTCACTACCGAGTAGATTGTATTTGTTATTTAGACTTATCAATTTTGAATATATCTTTTATATTGAAGTCGTTAATATTGTGTGTAGTTTCAACTATTTCTTTTGGCTTACCAAATATGTGTTCAGCTATAAATAATTGACCACGTTGTGAATCCATTAAAGTATTCTTTACGAATGCTATTTTAGTTTCTTCTTCGGTGTCTTTGTTGTATAGTTCTTTTAGTGCTTGTACAAATATAGCATTTACTTTCTTTTCATCAGCTACAGGTTTACGACCTGCTGTTCTGTGACCACCATTATTTTTTCTTTTATCTTCCATAAGTTACTTAATTAATAAAGAACAATATTTTACTATTTTTAATACATCATTATCGTTTAATTCAAACCATTCACCCTTAATGTTTTTATCAATAAACATATTGTGTAAATACGATTCTAATTCAAAACAATTATTAGATTTATAAACATACACAACTTCTATTAGTCCCAATCCTACACTATAATCGTTTATTCTTGACTTTATATTTTTAGTATATCCTATCTTATAAATATTATTACTTTTTATGATATATAAAAAATCTTCTTTTTCTTCTATTTCAGTGTCAAAATTAAAACTTTTTTGAAATTCTTTTCTTGCTTTGTTTTTAATATTCTCATCTTTAAATAACTCTATCATAAAATCAACGCAATGATTTTTAATGTTATCAGCAATTTTTAATTGAGTTTTTTTTCTACCTGCATTTGGTCTTGCTCCTCCTCTTGCCATAATTAAAAAAATATTATTATTAAATTATAATAAATAAAACTTATAGTTGTTAAATGAATTCATATTCATCTTTGTATTTCTGTAATCCATTAGGTCTGTTATTCAAAGCTAAAGATAATGATGAACGATTTAATCCTGTTTCCCTACATAGTTGTATCATACCACTAAATACTTTACCATCAGACTTTCTTCTAATAGGTTTCATTCTATGTGATTGTTCTTTCTGCATCTTTAAACTTTTATCAGATAGTCCTAAATCATCTATCAGAATCTTTTTAGTTTTATACTTTGCACCATTCTTTATAGCGTTTAATACATCAAAGTCTTCTTGTTTCCATTTAGGTCTTGGTAAGTCCCATAGATAAATATTATTGTTATTCGCTTCTCGCAATATTTTGCTTATATCTGAATTTTTCATTTGCCTTTGTTAATTAAGTAATACCATAGCCAAATTACTTTTGACCTTATTAGTTCATATAGTGCAATTATAACTAAATACTTCATAGCTTTTCTATTTCTTGTTTAACTGCGTCCCAATAAGTCATTAAAGATTTGTAATATCCGTATTGTTCAAGTTGTTTTACTATTTCATCAACTGCTATTAATGCACATTGCTTGTCATAATCCCAATCTGTTCTTTGTTTTAAATTATTGGATTTTTTAGCAAATTTTTTAACTAACTCTTCTGCTTTTTCTTTTGGTGTCATAATCTTAAAGTCTAATGTTTTTATTCATTGAATAGAATGCTTCTAATCGTAAAGTGATTAATTCGTGTTGTTCAGTTCCTTTAGTAGCTTCTAATAGGTTGTTTAGGTTTTCTATTATTTTGTATTCGTATCTTGGTTGATTCAACTGGTGTTCTAAGTCGTGTAACTTTTGTTTGAATATATCTTCTTGCGATAGTTCTTGTTCTACTTCGTTACCTAATAATTTTAATATTAAATTTTTGCAGTCTAATATTTTACTATTGTAGTTTTCATATACTGGAAAGTTTTTTAAGGAGTGTACTACTGTAGCGTGATTCATATCAAAGTCTGATGCTATTGACTGCAGGCTTCTTTTAGTATATATCTTTCTTACTAAATAGAAGTATAATGCTCTTGCTTCTATTATTTCTCGTTTCCTGCTTTGTTCAGATATATCTACTCTTAATTCTTTCAGGATTAATTCTTTTATTTTAGTTTCCATAGTTTTATAATATTCCTCTTAATACATATTGGTTTAAATCTACTGCTTCATTCTGAAAGAAGTATTTGTAGTTAGCTATACCTTGTTCAAGTTTGTCTTTACCTTTTTGGTGGAAGTCATCACTACATTCAAAGATTCCAATATCCAAACTACCTTTATCAATACATACAAATATGAATTCGTCTACTCCAAACATTTCTTTATACATATAAGCTTGTAAGTCATAAGAGTATTTATCTGCTGAATATCTAAATTCATTTAAACCTGTAGTAGTTTTTAAATCTATTATTTGATTGCCTCTTAAAATATCTGCTTTGGCTCTAAATGGTATTCCATCTATCATAGCTACTTCAGGTATTTCAAATTCTGCACCCATAAAATAACTTGTGGCTTCATTGTTCTTTAGAATTGCATCAGCTAATCTTTCAGCATCTCTTAATTCGTTTGTAGTATAAACGTTTTGATGTTCTTCTACTGCAAGTTTGTATTCTTTTGCTGCTTTAGTTTTACAATCTACAAATGTAAAGTCATCTATCTTATTAGGTTCAAGTATAAGTGTGTGGAATAGTTTACCATCTCTTAATGGTTGCGTTTCTGCTTGACCATACTTTGTAACATATTTATATGTTTTAGGTGATTTAAGCACCATCTTTAGACTTGAAGATGATAATGCTTGTTTTCCTAAATAACCATAGTAGAAATCATCATCGTACATATTATCTAATAGTTCCTGTTTGTCCCAAATCTTGTTGTCGAATGTTTTAATTTTTTCTTGCATCTTGTATAATTAAGTCGTAAATATAATAATGTGTTTGGATATCTCTTTCAGTTGAATCTATCATTGCCATAAACTGGTCGTCATTTAATTGTGCATTGAAGTATTCTTGGTATATCCATTGCAAGTCACGCTCCAGTGATTGTATCTTGCTAAATATTTTTATTGTTGCATCTTCATTCATTGTCTTGTTCAAGGTTTAGTATTACATCTATTTCGTTTGTAAAGTATGCTGATTGCATCCAGTCGTGTTCTAAAGCTGATAGTACTGCTTTTAGTTTAAGTGCTGCGTAATCGTTTTCTAATGTTTCTAAAACGTAGATTACATTTTCTAATTCTGTTTTGATTTCTTGCTTTGTCATTTTGTTTGGTTTTAATGTTGAAACAAATATAAACAAGTTATTAATATCCTGCAAGTATTAACAAAATTTTAACAAAAAAAAGGATAGCTAATTGCTACCCTCTAATTTTAGTTTTATAATCTTTCTGTATACATTGTTTACTCTTTCAGAATTCAAACCTCTATTGTAATTGAATTTCATTACACGCAATATTCTTTGTAGTGGTGATTGTTTCATAGCTATAGTCTTTTAAGTTTTTCTAAATATAAAATTAAGTCCATTGCTTCTTCTTGTGCGTGGTTTATCCATTCTTTGTCTGTTAGGTCTTCCCTATCTAATGTAGTGTTGTATTTTTGTATTCCTACTTCACTACGTTGTTTAAATTTATTAATTACTGATTGAACTACACTATCTTTTACTTGTGCTTCAATCCATTCTGACATTGTGTCTTTTACTTTCATATTAATTTACTTTGGTTAATATATAATTCCATTATCTTTTTAGTTCCTTCATATTCGCTAAACTCCACTTTTTTGTTATTCTCTTTTAAGTATATGACATTCTTGTAATCACTTGGAATGTATTTAACTATGTAGAATCTTTTGTTAGTGTTTGCTTCTAATGAATAAGCTACGTTTCTTTTTACACAATATACCATAGCATTTACCTGTGTGTAATGTGGTGAATATATTTCTATTTTCTTTTTAGCCATTTTTCAAATACATCTTTTATATAATCATATCTTTCTTCTACCATTTCATCTAAAAAATAATTGTTTTTAAAAAATATAATTGTCCTATATCCCGCACTTTCAATTGCTCTTATATCTTTTAGTCTTACAAGAATTTTTTCTCCTTTAATTGTAGTTAATTCTATCATTATTCTATTCTTAAGAATTCAGCTTGACCATACTCCAAGAACCATTCTTTGTTTTCTTTATACTTTTCAATAACTGCGTTAATCATTACCAGTTCATCTAAATCTGAAGTAGTTAATTTTATAACTATGTCTTCAATGCTATTTAGAATGTTTGTAGTCATTTCTGCATCTGCGTTGTAAATCTTTCTATACTCATCATAAACTGTAGTTTCAAGGTGTAATATCACTTTATTAAGTAAATGCTTTAAAGCACCGTTATATTGCTTTGTAAAGCGTAAATTTTCATTACATTCTAACAGTAGTTGTGATAGTAGTACTGATTTTAAAAACTCTAATTGTATTGGATTTTCTTTCATAATTTTAATGCTTGATTAATTTCTAAATATGTAACTTCTTTTTCTATTCTTTGTGTGTTATAAAATTGTGTTGTAGCAGGGTTTTTATTATTTATTTCAAACGTTGGGTGTATCTTATGCAGGTTAAAACTAAATACCCCTTCAGGTGTTGAATTTATATAAATTGGTATATCTAAATGCTTTTCACATTCTTCTATCATTGCATCATATTTTTTCTTTTCAAGTAGTAATGTTGGGTAATGTCGTTTCCTGCATTTTAGTTCTATACGATGTCCTGTAGTGGGACTATAACAATCCCACCTTGACATCTGATTCTTTGACTTAACTAAATCAGGGTAAACATTTGAGCGTAAAAACTCAAATAAGTCAGCCTCGTTCCAGTTAATCATTAACTTTGTATTCGTTATAAACTTTTCTTAAATCAGAAAGTGTATCCCTCCAACAAGAACTACAACTTGAATGTTCTAACTTTACATTAAAAACCCTATCATAAATAGCAGCTATTGTCCATTGTTCGTTTGGTGTTAAACTACCCTTTGTAGGCTTTAAAAATTCAGTTAGCATATTGTAGTCAGCTTCGTTTAAACAATTAACCTTTTTTCTGTAAGGAATTAAGTTGTTTAATATTGCTTTACGTTCTTCACATTTGCAGTCAATACCCGTTGCTTTTGTAAATACTTCTACTGCAGCTTTAATACCAGTTGCTTCAGTAATTTTTTCAATCGTGTCGCCTAATCCTTTTGATGGTGCTTTTGTTCTTGCTTTTTCCATAGTTAGTAAATTGAGTTATAATCGTTAGTAATATAATCTTGATAATCTTTCATAAACTTTTCTTTTAAAATAGCTTTATGATTCTTTAATGAATGGAATATTGAAATCAAACTAATGCCAGTTTCTTTTGAAATATCTCGCATTGATAAATCAGTATCACGATATAGTTTAAATAGTTTTCTATCATACCAATTCCAATCTTTAATTTCTTCATCAATAAGCAAACATATTTCATTATAAGCTTTGTGTTCTTCTATGTTTGAATCATCAAATAATTCCCAACACCCATCTACATCTACTTTGTTAACTTTTTTCTTTTTGTTATAGTATTGGTAAAACAAAGAACGTAATGTGAAATACATATATCCTTTTCTTACTTCACCATCTGCATCTAAAAGTTTTTCTGCATCAGCATATTTCCACAATGCAATATAACTTTCTTGTAC